GTAGAGAATGCAACTCAAGCATCTCCTGTCGTAATTACATCAACATCTCATAACTTAGTGAATGGTCAACCAATTACATTTAGAAACGTTGTTGGTATGTCAGAATTAATTGTAAATGAAGCAGACATAGACACACTTGCCGCAACTACTTTTTATGTACAAGTTGTGAATGCAGATACATTTCAATTGAAATCAGATGCATTATTAACAACAGATCTTGATGGTACTGGTTTTGGCGGATACGTGTCAGGTGGTACATGGAAAGGTTTAACAGACTTCATGGTATCAACAGCAACGATTAATGCAAATATTAAAATCTTCCCGCGCGTTAAAATAAGCGGTGATGGAGATGGGGCGGTAGCAGTACCTGAAATTGATAATGGTGGTATTAATAAAATTATTCTTTTAAATAAAGGCACAGGATATAATAACGCTATTGCGGAAGTTGTGGATCCTCTTATTGATTTCAACCCAGGTGGTACTGAATCAGCAGATGTAAGAGCAACCATTCAACCTATCATTGAACCGAAAGGTGGCCATGGTTATAATTTATTAGATGAATTTAGATGTAAACATTTTTCAATGTATGGATTTATTACTGCAGAAGACAATACAAAAATTGGTGATAAGAATACATACGGCTGTATTGGTATTGTGAGAAGTCCAACATTTAAAGATATGACAGGTATAGCAACATGGAGAAGCGGACAAGCAAATACCGCAACTGAACCTGATGTCTTCGATAATAGAATTGCGATTATAACAGATGATTATGGAAGATTAAACGCAAATAGTACAATCACGCAAGTTAATGTAAATAACGATATTGTATTCCAAGCTCAAATACACGAGATTGATGAAACTTCAAATACAGTATTTTTAGCAGAATACGTAGGACCATATAGAAATAATGCCCTGGTTGGTAATGGAGATACATCATTTGATCCAAATCTGGCAATTACCTCAAATACTGGCCAGAGAATAACAATAAATAATCCTATAGCAGATAATGTTATCTATTCGGATTACAAACAGAGAACAGGCGAAGTGTACTTCATGGAGGACTTCTTCCCATTAGCAAGAACCGACCTCTCAAGAGAAGAATTTAAATTTGTACTGGAATTTTAAGGAACGTAAGTAAAGATGCCTATTAATAAAAACTTAAACCAAGCACCATACTTCGATGACTATGATGCAGAGAAGCAGTTCTATCGAGTTATGTTCAAGCCTGGGTACGCGATACAGGCAAGAGAACTTACACAACTCCAGACTATGCTTCAAAATCAGGTTGAGTCATTTGGAGATAATATTTTCAAAGAAGGTTCAATTGTAAAAGGATGTAACTTTACAGAACTTGATGATCTTCAATTTGTAAAACTAAATGACGGTCCTACTGGATTTAACGCAGCGTCATATATCAGCACACCTGCGGTTGAAGTATTAGCAGGCCAAGAAGTAGAACTTGACTATGTTTATCAGGTAAAAGGACAATCGTCCGGACTGAAAGCAGAAATCGTTCAGGCTTCTAAAGGATTTCAAACAAGACCACCAAATCTAAATACTTTCTTTATTAACTACACTAACATTGGTTTGGCAGGTCAAACTCAATTTCAAGCTGGTGAAGCGTTAGTTGTAACAAGATTCAAATATTTAAGAGGAACCACAAACGAAGCCTTATCTATTGACACTGTTATTAATACAGGTCTTGCGGTATACGGTTCACCTTCAGTAGGAAATCCACATGTTGGTAGAGCATTCGGTATCGAAGCTGCTCCTGGTATTATATTTCAGAAAGGCCATTTTATATTTACAGCAGAACAAAGATTAGTTGTTGAAAAGTATACTAACGTTGCCGATAATAAATCAGTTGGTTATTTAGTAGCAGAAAGATTAATTAATAACCTACAAGATAACAGCCTATACGATAATGCAAACGGTTCTAAGAATGAAAATGCCCCAGGCGCAGACAGATTAAAACTTGTTCCTACATTAACAGTATTGGAAACTTCAGAAGGAACTCAGAATTCAGACTTCTTTACATTGGCTCGTTATCAAAATGGTAATGCAATTACTGTAAGAGACGTTTCTCAATACAACGTATTGGGCGAAGAGATGGCTCGACGTACCTACGAAGAATCTGGTAATTACATTTTAGAAACGTTCCCAATAACTACTGATGATCGTATTCCTACTGGTGCTGCCAATAGTGAAGTACAATGTGTCGTCGGACCTGGTATAGCATATGTAAAAGGTTACAGAGTAGAAAATTCTGGCGAACGTTCATTCCAAATAGATCAAATAGGACAAACTGAAACAGTTAATAACCAAAACGTTTCAATGGAATATGGAAACTATTTTGAGATTGATACTACAAGTAATTCACAAGGTTATTTGAATTTAGGTATTCTTTCACCAGCAGATGCGCAAACATCAGGAAGCGCTTCAGTTGGTGGAGTTGCAGTACAAAACATAACAGACAAAAGAATCTATATTCACTCTGCTGTATATAACGGTGCTCAAGCTATTAAAGACATTACCAAATTATCAGATGGTAGTGGTGATGTACCTATAAGAACAAACGGTATCGGTTCACCTGTTATTAAAGAAACGGGAAGAAAGGCATTAATCTTTGATACTGGTATTAATGGAACGTTCGCAACATCAAATACTCTTATTCCTTGTAGATTTCAAAATACAGGAACTGCGACAACAGGCACGATCACATTAACTGCAGGACCAGGCGAAGATTTTAATTGTCTTAACGACGATATTCGAGTTAACTTGGCAGGAACAACATATCCTGTTATAAGTACTACTACTGCTTTGAATAATTCACAACTTAATATTATTTGTGATAGTGGTTTGAGTGGTTCAGTAGAAGTATTTTATAATAAAAGACAGGTTGGTTCATCGGGTGGTATTTCACCTTATGCTAAAACATTACGTGATACTTATGTTAAGTTTAGTTACTCAAACGTTAAAACACAATATAGTTTAGGTTTCCCAGATGTATTTAAAATTGTAAGTATTACAGATGCAGCAGGAGAAGATTTTACAAGTAGCTTTAGATTAAAAGAGAATCAGAAAGATACTTATTACGATCTATCTTATGTAGAATATATTGAAGGTCGACCTGAGCCAAGTGGCGTAATGCTAGTGAATCTACAATGCTTCGAGGTAAACACTTCGACTGGTAAATACTTCTTTACAATTAATAGTTATCCAAATACTTTAAGTAAGTTTGATATTCCTTCTTACACGTCAGAGTCAGGTCAAGTATATAACTTGAGAGATTCGTTTGATTTCAGACCACATGTTAATAAAGATTCTGGTGCAAACTATTTGGCGAATTCAGGTAATGCTCCAACGATTTCAACTCAGGTTGGTTTCAATACCGTATCGTTTAGTGATAAAGGAGCTGCGTTGGTTCCTGCTGCACAGCAATCATTACAAACAAGTATAGAACATTACCTATCAAGAATTGATACAATTGCTTGTGATTCTTATGGTGATATTGTTATCATTAAAGGTGAAGAACAGAAAAATCCTGTACCACCAAAGCTTACAACAGACCAGTTGGCAATCGCAAATGTAGAAGTTCCAACTTATCCTGCGCTGTCTAAGAAACAGGCTGATGTTCTTCGTAAACCTGGTTATGCAATTAAACCAAGAGCAACAGGTATTAAGAATTATACAATGAAAGATATGCACGATCTTGAAAAGAAGATTGATAACATGGCATACTATATTTCATTGAATCAATTAGAATCAGAAACTGATAACTTAGTTGTACGCGATGAGAATGGTTTAAACAGATTCAAGAATGGTTTCGTTGTAGATCCTTTTAACAATTTACAGTTATCAGAAATCAGTCATCCACAGTTTAATGCTGCGGTACCATTTAATCAAAAGATACTTACTCCTTCGTTGAAAACATTCCCATTAGATTTGATATATGATTCAGCAACAGGTTCTTCAATATTCCCATCTACTTCTGATGCTAAGGTAGCAACTGTAGGAAGGAATTCAAACGTTGAGGTTATTAATCAACCGTATGCATCGAACTTTAGAAACTGCGTAAGTAACTTCTATAAGTATGTAGGTGATGGAGTTATATCTCCACCTTACGATGCTGCTTATGATACAACAGTTAATCCTGCTTCTATTGATATTGATCTAACTACTCCGTTCCAAGAATTTATTGATGAGATTCAAGCATTCTTACCTATGACCGATACATCTTCGTCAAGAGTGTTTGAAGCTGATCCTGGTCGTCGAGGAAGACGTGGTGCAGGAACTGAAGTAACAACTGTTACAACAAGATCAAGCGAAATTACCATTGATAGTTCAAGAACAACAGAATCGTTCGTTGGTGAATTTGTTTCCGACTTTAGATTCCAACCTTATATGGCATCGAGAGATATCAAAGTTTATATGTCAGGATTAAGACCTAATCAAAGACATTACTTCTTCTTTGATGGTGTTGATGTAAATGCCCACGTAATGCCAGGATCAATTACAGCTGATTCAGTTGGAGAAGTTGGTAGGTACGGTGATAAAGGTGCTGCAGTTACTACAGACGCAAACGGTGTATTAAGAGCAGTGTTCTATTTACCCGCTGAAACATTCTATGTAGGTGATAGAGTATTAGAAATTGCCGATGTATCTGCTTATAACAGTATTGATTCTGCTTCAACAAGTAAAGGATTTGTTACTTATCGAGCATATAACTTCAGTGTTGAGAAAACAAGTTTAACAACTTCAACAAGATCTCCAAACTTTGATGTGAATACAACAGTAACAACAAGAAACGTTGCTCGACGTATTCGAGGTAGAGATCCACTTGCACAAACATTCTTTGTTAAGAAAGGTATGGGTGCAGGTTCTAACTCAGTTTACTTATCTAATGTTGATGTATACTTCCGTCGTAAACCAACTCAAACAGGTTCAGGTAGTGATGATTCATCTCCATTAAATGGTGTATCATTACAGATCAGAGAAGTTGTAAATGGTTACCCAACAAACAGAATCTTGCCATTCGCAAATGTTCATAAATTACCTGCTGATGTAAATACTTCTGAAGATGCTTCTTCGGCAACAACGTTTACCTTTGAGGCGCCTGTAAGATTAGATGTAGAAAAAGAATACGCAATTGTAGTACAACCTGATGCATCAGATCCTAATTACTTAATTTATACTTCTAAAGTTGGTGGAATTGATTTAACACCCGGAGCAACAAAAGGTTCTGCTATCACTCAGGATTGGGGCGACGGTGTTCTATTTACTTCAACTAATAACTCTGCTTGGAAATCATATCAAGACGAAGATATTAAATTTACTATAAGAAGACATAACTTTAATTCCTCATCAGGTACTGTTAAATTAACAAACGCAAATCATGAGTTCCTTACATTAAGTAATATTACAGGAAGGTTTACACCTGGTGAATTAGTTTATCAATTATTATCCACACCTGCTGATACTGGTATTACTACTGCCGCAGGTTCTAAAACAATAACAGGTGGCCAAGCGCTCGATACAGTTTATGCTGCTGGTGATTATATAAGAATTGTAAATACTTCTACTGCTAAAATACAAATACATAAGATTGCCTCAATCACAAATGCCACTACGGCTATATTAGAAACTCCTCCTTCGTTCTCTGGAGCAGGTACTCATATGCCTGTCGTTGCTGGTGAATTGGATTTATATGATGTTCAAAGAAATCCTTACGAATGTCATATTGCTCATTCTTCTGCAACTACATCAAAACAATTTAGTGTTAGTGCAAACTTAGTTGGTCTTGATAGTGCTTCAACAGCAAATGTTTCTGCTATTAACGATATTAATTTAAGTTATATCCAACCTATGATTATGAAGGCTAATGATTCAACTTCAAGAACTACACTATCAGGAACTTTTGTACCTCCTAGTGATACATCAACTACTTACTTGAAGCCAATGCAGTTTAATGATAACAACTATTTCGCAGAGAAAGGCGTAGTTCTTTACAGTAAATCAAATGATCCTGCCGGTGTTAAAGCATTCTCAATAGATGTAGCAATGTCTAACGGAAGTAACGTAACATCTACTCCATTCATTGATATTGAAGCATCTAAACTTATTGCCTATCAATATAAGATTACAAATGACTCTGATACAACTGCAAAATATATCAGTAAGAAAATTGAATTGGCAGAAGATCTTGATGCTGAAGATTTCAACTTAATCCTTTCTGCATATCGTCCAGCAGGAACAGATATTAAAGTTTATATTAAAGCTCAGAATCAATATGACTTCGATGATTTCGATAGATTATCATGGACTGAATTAGAAAAGTTCGAAGGAGTAGGATCTTATTCTACAATATCAAACTTGCGTGATTACCGAGAATTTAAATATAGAATTAAAGACGTAAATAAAACAGGCGGTGTTGTAAGTGGTCCTCTAACTTATACATCACAAAGCGGAGTGTTTGAAGGATTCAAGAGATTCCAAATTCGTATTGATTTACTCTCGCCAAACATACACAATGCCCCAACGCTAAAAGATTATCGCGGTCTCGCATTGACATAGGAACTATAATGAATATTAATAGAGATAAGACAACTGGAGCAATTCTTAGTACCGATGCTGCCGCTCTCAATAAATATAAAATAGAACGGAACTATTATCGCAAAGTAGACCGAATACAAAATGACTTAGTGGATATTAAAAAGAGTATTCTTGATATTTACCAAAGAATAGAAAAACTGGAAGAAAAATAAATGGCTCAGGATCTAGGTAATATAACAACTTCGCAAACCTTTCAAAATTGGTTTAACAAGACGAACGATATAGTTGACTTATTGGCTTCCAATGTGGTGACTGCGGCTGCTGGCGGTAGCACAACAACAGGTAGTGCAACTCTTACAGGGAGCCTTACCGCGGGTAATGTAATCGGTTCTACGAAAATAAGTACCAATACAATTGAAGCAATCTCGAGTAATACTCCGGTTAATGTTAACGGTGCTTTTAAAGTTACAGGTAGTGCTCAATTAACAACAACTTTTTTAAATAGTGCTGGTGCACAAACACGATACACAAACGGTTCTTTATCTTGGGACGTAGGATTAGAAAATTCAAATCCTGGTAACTTTATTATTAATACTGGTGTTGCACCTAATAAGTTTTCATTATCAACTGCAGGTACGTTAACAGTTCCAAATGCAGTAGTTACAGAAAACCTTACAGTAGGTAGTTTAACAATTGGTGCAGGTGGTGCAGGTTTAAGTACTGACGATGTAACAGAAGGTTCATCCAATCTTTATTATACCGCGGCAAGAGCAAGAGGTGCCATAAGCGGCGGAACAAACATATCATATAACAGCGGAACAGGCGCGATCGCTGGTTCTTTAACACCTTCGCTTACAAGCATCACAATGAATGGAGATGCTGCGACTGGCGGATTAGACGGTGATGGTTTAGGTGTAGTACTATTAGATCAAAAATCAAATTCTAACTTCCTCGGTGAAAGTAACTTTGTTATTAAGATTGGACTTGGACCTGCTGGCTCGGGTGGTTTATCGACTATCGCTCGCTTTGGAACATCTTATTCAGAAATTAATACAAGACTTGCTGTTGGTAACAGTTTAAGTGTTGGTGGTGTATTCAGTGTAGGTTCAGACAGTAATACAGCGGGTTCAGTATTCCACGGGAACATCACCGTAGAGAATTCAAGTGGTACTGTTAAGGCGAAAATAGATCAATTAGGTAACGCAATATTTGGTGGTGACGTTACAACAAACGGTTCTGCATCAGACGAAAGATTAAAAGAAAATATAAAGCCTCTTGAAAAAGGTTTGGAAACATTAGAACAAATAAAAACATATACGTTTAATTATAAAGAAAGACCTCAGGATACGCATCCTGGTGTTATTGCTCAGGAGATTGAAGAGTTAGTTCCTGAGGTAGTCTATGATATTGAAATGGAAGCTGGTACTTATAAAGCAGTAAGATACCAACAATTAGTGCCATTGCTAATAAATGCAATAAAAGATTTAAGTGAAAAAGTAAATGTTTTAGAAAACAAGCTTAATAACAAAGAGTAATTGATGTATTGGTCTTATAAATAATAAGGTAATACTACAAGGAAAAGACTAAAGATGGCAAAAATTTCAGAACTACCTCCGATTACTGGTGCCAATACCAGAACAGAAGACCTGTTCGTTATTGTTAACCTAGTCCAAGGTGACGACGGTACAAGTAATATAACTAGAAAGGAATTAGTTGAAGCAATTCAATATGAAATCTTTTCTAGAATAACGATCACTGGAGGAACTATCTCTGGTGTGAGAATGTCTGATTCACGCCTAAACAACGTTGACATAGATAATTCTGAAATCGAAGATACTAACTTTGTTCGTGGTACGATCGACGATACCATAATGACCAACTCGGTTGCCAACAATATTGCCATCGCTGCATCAACTTTTACAGCCGGCGAAATATTTGACAGTACAGCAAACAACGTAACAATCACGTTCTCTGATTTCTCATCAGGCACTGGTAATAATAATATCTTTACCAATACAGACTTACTTGATGGTACCGCAAATAACTTTGTCATTACAAGTTCAGAACTTCTCGATAGTACTGCTAACAATGTAACGATTACGTCTTCAAGATTATTTGATAGTGTTGCTAACAACGTTGTCATAACAAATTCCGAGTTCAATGAAGGTACAGGAAATAATGTTGTCCTGACCAATTCTACAATTGATAACTCAGCGATTATAAATTCTACCGCAAATAATACTATCATCACCGACTCAGAGTTTAATGCTGGCCAGATTGATGCTACTGCTATTCTTAATGGTACGATGGATAATACCGACATTACTAATGCCACCTATACAGACGGTGATATTGATAATGCAACAATCATTAATTCTGATTTCTCTGATGGTGTCATTACAGATTCTACTGCTAATAATATTGTCATAACACAATCTGAATTTAATGAAGGTACAGGAAATAATGTTGTCCTGACCAATTCAACGATTGATGATTCAACTATTACAGACAGTGTCATAAGTGGCAGTACATACACTGGTACGATGGATAATGTTATTGCCACTAACATGTCAATTGGTAGTTCAACTGCTGAAGGCTTGAGTGCAAACGGATCATCGTTCGATAATGGAACAATATCAGGATCAACCTTTACAGGCATAGTTGATAAATCTCAACTTGTCGACTTCGATATGAATCTCAGCAAAGAGTTTGAGGCTCCAATCGATGATGAAAGTTACTTCGCAATTCGTAACGAAAAGACAGGTGATACAGAACAAATTAACTTCGGACAACTATTCTCTGAAGTATCAAAGAAAACAGCACAGGCACTCAAAGTTAATGTAGATGCCGGTTCTGGTGACGATGATAACCCAGGTACAATGATGCAACCAGTAAGAACACTGGAAAGAGCATTTGAACTTTGTNTNGAAAANGCAGGCGGCGAATTAAATCGTAACGCAATTAATAATGCTGTTCATATCTCAGTAGGTCCTGGTACTTATTATACAAAAGGTAACTTGATGTTGCCTGATGACTGTTCTTGTACTTCAACTGCAGGTCAGTATGCTACAGTTATTGAACTACTTCCTGGCTACGAAAACAATAACGGAATCTTAGTTGGTTCTGGTGGTTACGTTCAAGGATTTGGTTATCAGAACTTTAAGGTTGATAACTTTGACTTCCCAGAAGGTGGATTCGCAATTGCTTATCGACCTGGTGCCAAACTATTACGTTCACCTTACTTAAGAGATAGTACTCAGTTATCTAACTTCTTACGTCAAGATGTTGAACCACCTCTTAATCCTTATAACTCAAAAGGTACTCTTGCTGACCTTGGTCAAACATTTGTACTATCAGGAGTTACAGGTAATACTTCAAACCCAATTACATCGTTATGGAAAATTGATGATGAAGTTGTATTCTCATCTGGTGCTATTGGTTACCTTTCTTGGGATGATTCATTAGATGCACTGAAAGGTGTAGTTCCTGGTGATGTAAACGCGTTAAACACAATTCGAGTTCGTAACCTTAAGAACGGTCAAGGATTTAAAGTTGGAGATACAATAACTTCAGAATCTGGTGGTACAGCAACAATTGCTTCTATCGGAATCGACGATTTCCCTAACAGAGCGGTTGGTCGTGGTGGTGGTTGTGTACTTGCAGATAGAAGAGTACTTGATACCGATTCATTATATACCTACGTACTTTGTTTTGGTTTTACACCTCGTACTCAAAACGGTTTAGGATATGTTGCTAGAGACGGTGCTGGTGTTAACGGTATTGGTTCTTTGTCAATCTTTGTTCGTTGTGCGTTCTATGCACTGAACGGTGGACAAATGACGCTGAACAACAGTGGTACTCAGTTCGGTGATATCTCAATGCGAGCAAAAGGAACGACTCAGTTCTTTGCTCCAAAATCAACGTCCGTACCTATTATTGGTAATACTGCGTTCGCAGAATCAATTGATTACGCCGCAGATGCTATTATCGATGATGTTGTGGATTACTTGACTTCTAATACTGCTAACGGCGGATTAGGTTACCAAGAATACGATTCAGAAAAATGTTTAAGAGATTCAGGAATTGTACTTGACGGTACAGGATATGACATTGCACTTGACACAAACTACTGGGGTCGTTTAGGTGGTATCACTTATAGATCACCAATCAGTTATGTTGTCCCAGGTGAACAGCTTGGAGAGACAAAAGGTGCACTTGAATACTTAAGAGACCAAACAAAGCGAGTATTCGCAACTGGTAATATTGAAATCAACGAACGCATCGAAACGTCCTTTAGTGAACTTCTGAATGTCCTGGAGTACGGCGAAGAGAACATCAACCCGATTATATGGAAAGATACTTCTGTTCCTTATACCTCAGCCAGACAACTTCTACAAGACAACAAAAAAGTAATTTCAGATGGTCTTATTAATTGGATAGAGAACAACGAAGAGTTCTATGCTTACGATAGTAAAGCTTGTCGTAGAGATGTATCTGATTATATTCTACCTGCTGTTAAGAACGACATGATGTTCGACACAAACTATAACTCTGTTACTGCAGGTCGTGCATATTACATGGCTGCTGCAAAAACTGTTATGGAAAATCAGAACAATGAAACAGTTGCTGCTTATAAGAGATTAAAAGATCAGACTAACGAATTGATTGACGGGGATTCATTCCTTGCTTCAGATCGTCTCGATGATGCTTACGATAATATTTTAGAAATCCTTGAGAATAAAGGAAAACAGTTTACACCTACGGCTGCTACTTATGATCCATCTACTGGTTTATCAGTTATCACACTTCAGCCACAAACTGGACTTACGGTATCAAACGCAACCTACGATCCTGCCACAGGAATCATGGAAGCGACTGTAGGTTCACATACACTCGAAGTTGGTGATAGTGTTTGGTTTAAACCAGAAAGTATTACCTTCAGTTGTAACATGGGAAGTGGGGTAGCGAATCATACTTCGCCTCAAGCTCATCACCCATACTATAACAAACCTTGTCCTATTATAGGAACAACCACCACAACGATTCGTATGAATGTTGGTACAGGTGGTACAGGACAGGTTCCTCATACATTTGTTTCTGCAACACCACAAGCAATTACAGCAGGCCACGGATTATCTGCAGGCCGATATGTATTACTTAAAACCGGTGGTTTGATATTTACTTGTGATAGAGATAATAATAAAACAAGAACAGGATATCCTCGAGCTTCTGACCCGGCTGCAGGTACTCCAATTGAGGTATTAGGAGCAACACCTAATCGAATCACAATTAATGTTGGTAAGTCGGCAATTGTCGATAAGCATAACTTCGTAGTTGCTTTACCTAACGCTGTATCTACTCTAGGAGATGATATTGCTTGGAGTGATGCTACGGCGATTCCTGCTGCTAACAGAAATGCAAGAAAGCAATTACAAAGAAACAAAGAATTCATTCAAGACATGATTGAAGGATATATCGAAAATACTTATTACAGATATGATTCTAACAAGTGTCGTCGAGATGTAACTCAATATATTTTGCCTGCGGTTGAAAGAGATATTCTAACAGGTTCAAACTATAACGCAATTCAAACAGGTATTGCTTACAGAGCAGGTACTACACTTGCTGATAATGTTATTAACAATCAGTTAGTGCAAACCTTAGGTTCAATGGAAACATTGAAACAAGATCTTATTAGTACAGTACCTGGAGATCAGTTTACTCCAACAACTGCAAGTTACGATCCTACAACAGGAAAGTTCGAAGCAACGATTGGTCAACATAGTTTATTACCTGGAGAGTACGTTAGATTCTCAGCAGGCGGTATTGTATTTAGCTGTGATACAGGAAGTGGAGTTCAGAACGATTCTGTACCTGCGGCAGGACATCCTTATTACAATCATCCTTGCCCAATTGAAGCAGTAACATCTACAACTATTATAATGAATGTAGGTAAAGGTGGAACAAATGCTCATACGTTTGTATCTGCGGCTGCTAACTCAATTACAGAAGTTAAGGCATTATCTGACGAAGCATCAAGACATAGAGCAGTAGAGAATATTAATAAAGTCAAGAATATATTAAATTCTGGCAATAAAATCTATACTCCATCTAATGCAACATATGATCCTGTAACAGGCTTAACGGTTATTACAGTTGGTACTCATGATTTACAAGTTGGTGAAGAAGTATTACTTGCGCCTGACAGTTTAACATTTACTTGTGCACTTGACGGTAACGCTACTCAACATACTTACCCAACAACAACAATCGCAAGCTTTACTCCAACAACTGCAAGTTATGTACCAGAAACCGGCGAATTTACTGCTAACATCGGTACTCATAAAATGGTTGTCGGAGATGAGATTGAATTCGCAACTCGCGGTATTACATTTACTTGTCTGCTAGATGGCAATTTAACAAATCACTCTGCACCTGAACCACATCATCCGTTCTATAAGAAGAAAGTTAAAATTACTTCAGTGAATGGAAACGTAATTGGTTGTAATGTTGGTGCGGTTGCTAACGGCGGTGGAACCCATACATTTGTATCTGCTATCACTGGTGCAATTAAAGGCGAACATGCTCACCCTGCTTACAAGAAGCCAGTTGTGGTTGCGGCAACAACAGCAACTTCGTTTACAGTTAACGTAGGAACAAGTTCAGATACTTCTGTTCATACATTTGTTTCTGCTACATCAGACAGTGTTAAAACTGCTAAGTACAATTCAACATATACTCCATACGATGCAACGTATAACCCAGTAACTGGTGTATTTGTAGCATCTATCGGAAAACATAATCTGCAAGCTGGTGATACGATTGTTATTAAACCAAATTCAGTTATCTTTACTTGTACTTTAGATGGTGGTGTCACAGAACATGCTGCACCGGCTAAACACCATCCTGCATATAAGACCCCTGTAAGACTTACCGCCGTTACCACTGATACAATTACAATGAACATCGGAACAGGTACTGGTGGTACTCATACGTTCGTTAGAGCGGATGTTGGGGCAATTGATACGGACGGTCTGTTCTTTACAGATCCTGCTTCTTATGTTAAGCATTATACTCCAACTACGGCAACGTTCCTTCCTGCTTCTGGGTTAAGTACTTTAACAATACCAGGACATGATTTAACTACCGAAGATTATATTGAGTTTGCTCCATACGCATTTACGTTTACTTGTGATCAAGATTCAAATGCAACAGAACATTCCTACCCAAGAAAAGGTGATGTTAACTATATGCAACCAATGAATATTACTGCCATCGTTGGCGATGATGTTACGGTTGATATTGGTGTCACTGGATCCGCAGGTGGAGTTCATACTTTTGTAAATGTTATTAAAGAAGGCGTATCAAAAGTAACTTACAAGTCTCAAGGTCAATACGCAAGAGAACAACTACAGCAGAACAAAGACTACTTGGCAAAAGATGTTTCTAATTACCTTGATACACAATACTTCACGTTTGATGGAGAAAAATGTTCAAGAGATTCAGGATTTATTCTTGATTCAGTAAGACGTGATATGGCAACGAACTCTACTTGGAACTCACAGTTCATGGGGCTGGGATATAGAACAGGTTCTGTAGGCGCTAACAAGGTAATCAACGATCAGTTGGTTGAAACAGTTGCAGCAGTTAATTATCTGAAAGCGCAAGTTGCCGCAGATCCTTCAATAACAGGAGTTGCGTTAGCAAGAACAAATCAGCATTTTGATAAGATCATTGATATTATGCAGAATGGTCCAGCAAACATTGGTACAAAACAATGGGGTTCAACTGCTGCGTTAAGTAGTAACCATAATGATGCAGGTAATCAACTGATTCTAAACAGACAATTTATTATTGCCGAAACTACTGCTTATATCGCTGCAGAATATCCATCATTGAATTATGACACTGCGGCTTGTGAAAGAGATACAGGTTATCTTGTTGATGGCTTAATACAAGATGTTAAGTTTGGTGGAAATACATGTTCAGTTAACTTCGCAAGATTGTATTTTGAAAATGCGGTATCAGTATTACCTGCAGATCAAGTATTGCCAACATACAAAACATGGGAACATATTGCTGAGGTTGTTTGGAATATCGTACGTGATATTACCATTACTCCTACAACAGGAAACGGCCAAGCGCAGGATGTTTCAGGAACTGATTACGGAATCGAAGTTGCTAACCTAGCAAGAGATAGAGTTAATATTGTAACTCAAGTAATNAGNGANAATACATTAGATTACTTACCTGCATATATCGAGCCTGCTGTTGAAGGTCCAATGATTGAAGCTCATGCTGCAATTGATGGTATGACAGAAAATCTTTCTGCTTCGGTAATTGATTACTTGAGAGAAGAACATAACGGATTACCGTTTAAGAAAGCAACTTGTGAAAGAGATATTGGTATCATGGTTGATGCTTTATCTCGTGATATTGAATACGGTGGAAACGAAAATCTATTAGAAGTATTTGATTATTACTTCCGTAAGTTTGATTCACAATCTGCCGATTACGAACAACAACGTTCAACTAACGTATTACCACTTGAGGTAAAAGGTCAGTTTAGAACATTATCTAATTACGAAGATACTGCTAACGTTTCAGGTTTAAGAGAAGCAATCAACGTATTGCCTTACGAACAGCGACTGCCAACTCAACTTGCCTTTAGAAGACTTGCTGGTCTGGTTGGTCCTATCACTTCGGCTATTCAACAAACTGCATTAGGTACTCAGTTCGGAGTTTCAACTGCAACTTACGATCCTGCCACAGGAATTTATGTTGCTGATATTGGTGCTCACAATCTTGATGTTAATGCTCAAGTATATCTGAAACCAAACGGGGTAACATTTAGTTGTGATATGGGTTCAGGTCCTGCTAACCATACTTCACCACAGAAACATCATCCTTATTATAATGCTCCTGTAACTATTATTGCTACAACTGCTACAACAATCTCAATGAATGTAGGAACAGGCGGTTCAGGACAACAACCACATACATTCGTAACTGCTGATGCAGGTGCAATTAGTACAGGCCCATATCATATTCTAGATGGAACTGCGGCAAGCACTGCCAAGTCAACAGAAGCTGTTAACTTGATATACGCAATTGCTGATTTAATTGATAACACTAATATCGAAGTTGCTGAAATGCCAACATTGGTTAAGGCTTCCTTTGATCCTAACAGAACATTGGCAAGAAAGCAATTAGTTAATAACAGAGACTTCATCATCGAAGAATTACAAGGCTACCTCAAAGATCGTTACTACGTATTTGACGGTGACAAATGTAAGAGAGATGTTGGGTTTATTATTGATGCAGTTAGGACTGACGTACTAACGGGTGGTAATCAATCAGCGGTATTTAACGGTCTTGCTTACAGGATTGGAACGGTTGGCGCTAACAGATCAATCAATGAACAATTGACAGAAACAGTTAAAGGTATTGAGTTCGCAAGAGATAAGGCAATTGAAGCTGTCGTAGACGGAACAATGAAACTTAGAACAGAAACTGCGTTTAATGAAGTTATTGATATAATGACCAACGGTCGAGCTGCTGCTAATGCAATTACATATACTAATACTGCTCCATCGTTTGAAAGAATTAACGCAAGATCTCAATTACAGAATAACAAAGTATTCTTACAAGCTGAAATTACAGCATGGCTTGCTGC